ATATGGAAGTTTTAAGGCGTGGATATATCACGACATTGCGTCTATATATATTAAGGAGAAAGCAATGGCTAAAAAGAAAAAAGCAGCTGTAAAAAAAGTTACAAAAATGGACGCAAAAAAGAAAAAAACTAAATGCTAATTATAAGAACTCATGATGATATTATTAATACAGAATATGTCATAATATTAAATTAAAAAATTAATTTAACATAAAGAGAGAAAAATGAGAATAGAGACTATTGGTGAAATAAAGCACAGGCTATTTAATGATCATATAAGTGATAGTAGCATAGTAAGAGATGTCCAGAGAATGGAAGAGTTTAATTTCTATGATAGTACCAAGCTAAATACACTGATTAGACACGCTGAATCTGCTAGCCCGAGGTTATCTCTATTTAATGAATTTCTGTCTTGTAATGTTCTTAGTCAGGTTATCAATACTAAGACACTGCCTAAATACAAGGGTGGTATATTTGCAGTATCATCAGATCACATTATAAAAGAAAGCTTTGATATAGAGCATAAGATGTGGTTTAATTATCATGATACATTGCAACCTGCACAAATGGAGGAAGTAAGAGTAGATGTAGATGAAGCGAAGAATGCTTTAATCCAAGGATATTATTTTTTAAAACACAAAGACACTGGTAAAAAGTTGATATTTGGAATAGATTTTATTGATGGGTGGATGACGGGATATCTAGCTATTTACACTAACGAAAGTAATGTCAAGCTTGGTTCTGAGTTAATGAACGATATATTAAAGTGGTCTGTAAAAAATAATTTTTTAAAGAATAAAAAAATAGATGCCAACGGAAGATTCTTAAATGTAGATAAGATCACTATGGATGAAATAATATTAAAAGATGAGCTAAAAAGAAGAATTACTAGTGGCACTATTGACATGTTTAAGAATATGGATATATATAAGAAAAACAATATTTCACTTAAGCGCGGTATTCTAATGGAAGGAGAACCGGGCACTGGAAAAACGCTAACAGCAAAAGCTTTATGTAATCAGATAGACAGTACATTCATATGGATTACGGCCGATGATATTAAGTATCCAGAACATGTATCACAAATATACGATATGGCTAGAGAGCTCGCGCCAACGATAGTTTTATTTGAAGATATTGATTATATTGGTAAGGATAGGGAAAGAGGAGAGGGATCGTTTGATAAGATTACCGGAGAGCTACTAAATCAATTAGATGGGATACAGAGTAATGATGGCATTATAACATTAGCATCTTCTAATTATCCTAAAGCACTTGATAAGGCGTTAAGAAATAGGCCAGGAAGATTTGATATTAGAATTAGATTTGAACTACCTGATGCGAATCTAAGGGGTAAAATGCTCACCAAGTTCTTTGGTAATGCAAATATACAGTCATTAGACATGAATCATGCTATAGAAAAAACAAAAGGCTATACCGGGGCGTATATTAAAGAATTGGTTGTTGCTACTAAAATGTTAAGCATAACTAACTCTTCCATAAATAATGATGGTATAGCTATAATTAGAAAAGAACATTTCGATGAAGCGTTACAGGAAATCGAGAATAGTCGTAAATTAGACGAATAAAAAAATCCTGGGTAAAGAGTAGATTATACCTGGCTATTAAATAAAAAAAACTAAAAAAGAGAGCCAATAGATAAATGATCTACCCTGAACTTACCCAGAAAGGCAGTAATGGAAATTAAAGAAAGTATACATCCAATATGTAAGGAATGCCTTAAGCGTACTAAGAATGACTGGTATGTGAAAAATGGTAAGGTATTTTCTAAAGATAAAACAAAATCTGGTTGGGACACACAGATATGTACCATGATCCACGACGAGATGAAGCTTAGTAAGGGTGCAAGAAGAAATATGACTCCGGAAGATATAGAGTTTGTAAACTTGTTGCATGATCCGACTAAGTGGGCCGATGCCGAAATGGATTGGAAATCTCGATGGTACCAGGACATTATGCTGAAGTGTACCGCTTTCCGTAAAGTTAGTAGATGCGGAAGGCGCGTAGGAAAAACGGAGGCTCTTTGTGCTAATATGCTTCATTATGCATATACTAATGAAGACATTATTATTCTAGTTATAGCTCCATACAAAAATCAAGTTGGATTAATATTTGATAAATTAGATTCAATGTTAGGTAATAGTCACACATTAAAGGGATCAATTAATCGAAATACTAAGAATCCATACAGAATTCAGCTTCACAATAAATCTAAAATATTAGGGTTTACATCTGGTACACGTACTGGCGGTAAATCTGTAGGCATACGTGGACAAGATGCTCATATGATATTAATAGATGAAGCTGATTATTTAAGTGAGAGTGATTTTGAAGTAATTCTAGCTATTCAGGCGTCTAGGCCAGATGTTAAAATATGGGCATCATCCACACCTACTGGACGAAGGGATATGTTTTGGAGATTTTGCACTGATCAGGAACTTGGCTTTAAGGAATTTCATTTTCCATCAAGCGTTTCTCCATCATGGACACCTCAAGTAGAAAGACTTGAAAAAGCTCAGTATTCTGAACATGGTTATGCTCATGAGTTTGAAGCTGAATTTGGCGATGAAGCTGAAGGCGTATTCATGAATAAGTATATAGACAATAGTCTTAGTGACTATGATATGAGTAAGCTTAAAAATAATAAGCACTCCATATATACAATGGGTATAGACTGGAATACTTCTGGTAATGGAACTGTGATTATTATTACAGAGTGGAACACGAGTTTAAACGGCGGAAGGGGGGCATTTAGGCTAGTAAGAAAGTCTATAATAACCCAAGAGGAATTCACTCAAGTAAGAGCGTGCGAAAAAATAATAGAGATGAACGCTGAATGGGACCCAGCAGCAATATATGTTGACCAGGGATTTGGACACGTTCAAATTGAGATGTTAAGAAAATACGGTATGGAAAATTTGCATACTGGATTAGTCCAGAGAGTTAAAGGAATATATTTTGGTGATAGGATAGAAATTAGAGATCCTGTGTCCAAGCAGAAAGTTAAGAAGCATATTAAATCTTTCATAGTAAATCTTGCTGTTAGAAGAATGGAAGATGGTCAAATAATGCTTCCTGAGTCTGAGGATATTAAAAATGGATTAGTCGGTCAGATGCGCGACTATACAGTAATTAGAAGGACGGCGTTAGGGCAGCCAATATACAGCGATGATAATGAGCACTCTTTAATAGCTTGGATGCTTTCAATATTTGCAGCAACAATGGAATTTAGCGACTTCACTGCTCAAAACAGAATTCCAAATGTTGGAATAACTGGCAGGTTCGGCGAGAAGCAGGAAAAAGAATTCGTTCAGAATAGAAGTTTAGTAGAAAAACATAAGAGAGAAAAGCATACAGTAGTTCCAAGATGGCCCAGCCAAAGTACCTTTCAGGAGAGTACATCTAGGAGTTCTTTAGACCTCCAACATAAACGGTCAAAAGAAATTGGTAAAAAAAGTTCGAATGGTAAATTATTGCAGAAGAGACTTAATAAATCTTTTAAAAGTAGAGCTGAATTCTAACAATTGTGCGAGACGCTCAGTCTGACTATTTCCGGATATGTCTGCTGACTTTGAGTTTTTTAAACTCCCCCCTCTGCTTAATGTCAGCTCGCACACATTTCTTTAAGGAAAAAAATGGCGTTAAATAAAGATGATAGTAAACATATATCGTATAGGGCAAAGATAGAGTGGCTTAAGGCGCGCGTTGTCTTAGAAAAAAATGATATGACGCCGATAGACCAAAGATTGGCCGAAGCTAAGCTTAATGACGATTTTATTAATTATATATCTACTCCTGATGAGTTAATCGAGATATTGAATGATTTAGCTATTAAGGCCTCTAAAATTGAGGCAAGAATAGCGTATGAATCTAAAGGGCTAAAGATCCCTATAAATCAAGAAACTCAGCCGGACATAGTTAATGCGGTTAAGTTATTGGATCCAGAAAGTAAAGGGGAATATATTACGTACGCATTGTACGACTCATTGCTAAGAAAAAATGAAAATGCCATGCGTAACATAGATCTTAGTGGATTAATCGAGAACTCTACAGGCGACGCTAATGCTGATTCTATGTATGTGCACACACAGTTCATATCTGGGATTAAAAATACTCCAGATAGTGTTCCCGGGGATAATGAATTAGAAAGATATACTAATAGATATTTAAATAATTTATTTACATGGAACGAGCATGATCAGGGGATAAGGAAAGTAATAAATTTTTCTGATAACTATATAGGAATTTCTCCTGACCCAGCCTTTATTCCATGGAGACTAAGACAGTCGACTGGATTTAAACGTGTAAAATCAAAAGACTTAGGTGAGTTTTGGACTAATTTTTCTGATGAATATAAAACTCAAAAGAACGAGTTGCTTGGCGGGATGAGTGATTTAAAGGCATTGAAGCCAGATCCTAATATGCATGATATAACCAAAAGATATATATCATATGGCAATGAAGCCCTTAATATTATAGACACAACGTTTGATATGAACTATGGAGCTGATTTAATTTGTTGCTTTGCTATGTGGGCTGGCGGATTAAACATGAAAACCCTGAAAGCTATAAGAGCGGCTGCACAACTACTGCGCGCTGGACTCGGCATCGAATATATGGGTATAGTTAATAGTATTATAGATATAATAAATAATATTATGAGAGGATTATTAGAAGGTAAACTTATGGGATTCCTACATCAGGTAGCTCAAAGACTTTTAGATCCTATAAAAAAATGGATAAACAATCCAGATAATCGCTGGGAAAAAATATTCATATGCACACCAATAGATGATTTTGTCCATAAGTATTTAGTTCAAGCTGTGGAATGGCTTGAAGACCAGCTAGAATCTTTAATTAGAAGTTTTTATAAGAGATTAGAGCTTGAACATATTAAGGATCAGGCAGAGTTAACATTAATATCAGAACAGAAGTGGATAGATAATATTATTAAGATGCTCAACATGATTATAGCCTCATTAGAAAAATCAGCAATATGTGCAACAAGATGGTCACCCACAGGGGAAGATATTCAAAGATTGATGAGGGATTATAAACTTGTTCCTAGCGGATATGTGTATCCAATAGAAAATAAACCAACAATATACAATAGTTTCATCAAAAAGGATGGATCTAAATTAGATACCCCCATAGTTGATGAGGGTGTTGGTTCTCATAGAAGTGAGCCAAAGATAAATGAATGTTTACGCATATTAGGACTTGATGACATAGTTCCGGTGGACGAATGGACAAAACTCTAGGAGTGATTAAATGCAACTATTTTCAATAGGTGAGGCGCCAAGACAATCAATAGTTACCAATGCTACAAAAAACACACGCCCAAAAAAGAATTTAGTATGGATAAACAGAATGAACCCTGCTGGAGCTGTTTATAATGTAACTGGTAACACTAAAAGTAGAAGCAACTTCCAGAAATCAGAATATAATCTAGGCGAAATATCGAGAGTTATAGATGTTGAGGCTTATGTTAGACAAGCTTTTGGGAAGCATACTGAACTTTGCTTAAAGGAAGGCTATAAAATATCTTCTAGAAATGAAAATGCCACCAATTATATTAAAAGAAGACTTCTTGAAATGTATAGAAATACAGGAGTTACGTTTGACGCACTATTAAGAAGCATTACTCAAAACATAGTATCATATTCTAATTCATTTATTGCCAAATCTAGGGATCAAAGGAGATCGTCAGGACGGCCCATTCCTAGGTTGAAAATGAAGCCACTACAGCCAATAGCTGGATACTTTGCGTTAGACCCCACATCAGTGCAAATTAAGAGGAATTATCACGGCAGGATATTACATTATAAGCAAGATGTTCCCAGCAATCCAATAAGTCCAGAATTTTTACCAGAAGAGATGGTTCACTTCTTTTATGATAGAAAAGAAGGGTTTGCCTTTGGAACTCCATATATAGTCCCGGTTCTTGATGATATTAGAACATTAAGAAGAATGGAAGAAAACATTGAGATGTTAATAACTCAGCATATCTTCCCCCTATATCATTACATGGTTGGTACTGAGGAAAATCCAGCAGAGATATATGATGATGGAACTACGGAGGTTGATGTTGTTAGAGACCAAGTTCAAAATATGCCAACAGAAGGTAGCATCGTTACCCCAGAGAGGCACTCTATAAAAGCTATAGGTGCTGAGGGAAAAGCTCTTGACGTTTCTAGTTATCTTATATATTTTGAAAAAAGAGTATTAGCGGGATTAGGTATGTCAGAAATAGCTCTTGGAAGAGGGGGTACCGCCAATAGATCTACAGCTACCACTATTGATAAAATGATGACCGATAGATGTAAGGACTTTCAGGATGTAATCGAGGATCGCGTTAATAGGGAAATATTTGACGAACTCCTAATGGAGGGTGGATTTGCTATAGATGAAGATCGCGAGAATGAAGTTATTCTTAAGTTTAACGAAATAGACATAGATAGCATGCTTAAAACTCAGAATCATACTATATATAAATATGAACATGATTCTATTACTGAATCTGAAATGAGAAACGAAATCGGAATGGATCCAGTAAAAGACACTGATCGTGAAGATATGTATTTAGAGAGGGTGACTAAGCCTAAGATTACAATAGAAGCTGAAAGCGCAATTACTGTAGCTAAGGCCACTGGTGGAATAGGGCAGTCTACTTCTAGTCCACCAAGTAAGAGTAAGGCTACAAATAATCGCGAAAAACCAACTAATCAACATGGGTCAAAACCTGCTAAAACAGTACAGAAAACTGACGAAATTATTATTAGTGATGGCAACGGGGACGTACATATTAATCATAATAAACAATATAACAGCGTCTTATTATCTACATTATTAAAAGATATCAATCATCAGTGGGAGTTAACTAAGTCAGATGTGTACGACTGCGTTACAGACGATGGTTTTAATTATAAAGACTTTAAGAAAGAAAAATTTAATTTAATATTTTTAATTACTAGAGATTGTATAGCTAGTCGATCTAGAACTGTACTATCTCAAGTAATCAATAATGGCATAAATGATTCTATACAAGATAAAATTACCGATAAATCTAACATAAGCATGAGTAATAAATATAGATTTATATATGATACTGTTAATATGGATTTATTTCATATGTTTGAAGATCTTGGAGATTTTTTAGTAGAACATTTAAATGAAGCTATGAGCAAGGATTTAGATCCTCGGCATGCCGTAAATGGGGTGTTTAATATTTTAAAAGGAAGGGTCAAGTTAATGTTTGAGCATAGCATTGATAATCTATATAAATTTGGTTATTCCAACAAATTGGAGGTTAGAAATGGCTGAGATGGGTACAGGACCAGTTACTGGTCCATATGATCCTACGAACAAGGAATCGTCTAGAGTTAATTACTTTAAAGCTGTACAGAAAGATTTAAATAAACAAGCGGCTAAAAGAGGCGGCAAGTCAACCAACACTAAAGGGAAATAGGAGATAAATATGTCTAACAAAATAGATCTTTATGACACTTTCCCTATATCAATGGTAGTTGACAAAAAGAAAAAAGGGGCACCACTGATTGATAGCTCTGGTATAGAGAGTGCTGATTTAAATTTAGTGTGTGAAGTTGATGCCACACATTCTGGCACATTGATAAATAATAGAATATACCCCCCGGACTCAATGAAAAAGGGGATAAAATCATGGACAAAACCATTTAAGAAGCCCGTATTATTAAACCATGATGAGCATGGGGAGCCAGTAGGCAGGGTTATTGGGGCTAAGTACATACCAACATCTCTTGGAGATGGAAGTAGGGAGTATCGTCCAATATTAAAACCTAGTGAGGGATACGGATTTACTCGATTAACAGTTAGAATTAATGATGCTAGTACGATTCAAAAAGTGTTAGACGGAAGATATGAAACAGTGTCAGTTCGAATGTCGACCAATAAGGCTATATGCTCCATATGTGATACTGATTGGAGTAAAGATGGGATGTGCGAACATTACCCAGGTGAAAAATATGACGGAAAACTTGCCTATGTAACTACTGGAGATTTAGTTTATAGGGAAGTGTCGTTTGTAAATATACCAGCCGACGAATTTGCTGGAGTTAAGGAAGCAGTACTGTCTGATGAGCAGAGTAGGCCTTCTAGTAATCTACGTGTATACTTTAATAGCGCGGAAGATAAGGTTCTCTCAGATATATCATGTGGGGAAGGTAACCTGTATGATTTTCTTGATGATGAACAACGGGAGGAAGATGAGCTTGTAATGCATCTATTAGACAAATCACATAAAGCTAATGGCGAAACAAATAAGGAGGATAGCGTGAAAGTCAAAGAATTGACAAAAGATCAGCTAAAAGACCTGGAGCTAGTGCAAGAGTTGGTCAATGAAGCTGTAGACGCCAAACTCGAAGAAGCGCTAAGTGCATCAAAGTCTGAATATGAAGATGCGATAAAAAAGATTCAAGAAGAATCATTTAAAAATCGCGTAGCAAAAGAAGACTATGAAAAAGTGAAAGATGAATTAGATGCATTAAAAGCAAGTAAAGGCGACGCTTCAGACAGTGACGGTAATGCTGTTGAAAAAACAGAGCAGTTGGAAGGTAAAATAGCAGAGCTAGAAGATCAGCTCGAGCAAAAAGAAAAAGACAGTAAAATAATTTTAGACGAGAACATTCGTCTAAGTACAGATCTGCATAATTCTTATGCGGAAAGACTATACGACTTGAAGCATTCGCTCAAAAAACCTGACGTTTCCAATGTCACGACCCCTGACGGAAGAGACGAAAGGATTAAAGAGTTGGCGGATAGAAGTATGGACTCTATTAAAGATCAAATCAAAGACTTGCTTCTTGAAAAAGATACGCAAGAGACAGAATTTGTAGCACTTAATGATTCAGTAGAGAATCCTGGCGTTACTCCAAGCGACAAAACTAATGAGCACGAAGATAGCTCAAAAGAAGAGTTGCCTAAGAGTAAAAAAGGCATTCTTAATAAACTGTTCAATTAAGGCGCAAATCAACTAAGGAGGATTAAACGATGGCTGGAAGAATCCCAAGAGGATATGAAAGAAATAGTAATCTTACAAGAGATTTCCTAGAAATTTCTGAAGGGCAAAGACCGGCATTGGAACTTAAGCCTGCTCAATACTTACCAGTGCAAGTTCAAGATCAATACTTGAATGATTGGGTAGTAGTTAAAGCTGGAACTATTGTTGCTGTAGACGCTAGTGGCGATTTAGTAAATGCTAATGGTGGAGCTTCTCAACAGTTAACATATACAGCTAATGATGTGGGTTTAACTGTAGATTATGATGCTAATGGACATGATGTTTATGTTTCAGCAGCTGGTACATCTACTGCGTATGTTCCTGGCAATAAACCAATTGGTGTTGCCCCGTACGATTATTTTCAGAATATAAATCAGGGCTATGACTCAGCTAACCCTACTGGATTAACGAAATACACTAATTATCAGATTCAAGACAAAGTAACGGTTCTTTGTGATTACCTAGTAGAAGTTCCTGCTAAAACATCTGTAGATGCTTCTGGTACTGTAAACGCAGGTGACTTAGTTCAAGCTGACGCTGATGGTGGATATATTCTTTGGCAGAACAACACTGGCGATGTAACTCAAATCGTTGGTCGCTGTATTCAAAGATCAACTGTATCTGCTGTTGATAATCTTGATAAAGTACACACTGTACCTGGTTTAGGACTTTCCGGATCAGACACAGATGGTATACCGCAACATTTGTATGACTATGATAATGCAGCTGCTTACTCAGAAAAACTACTCATTCAAATTATGGTAGCGTAGTAAGTAGTAAACAATAAACTAAGGAGGATATTAAAAGATGGCAGAAGATAAATTGGTAGTCACAGAAGAGCTTGTTGATCAAGTTGCTGCCAAAGTGTCACAGAGTATGAAAGATCGTGCTCCTGACACTGCAACGCCAGAATTTGCTGATGCGAAAATGCAGCGTAAGTATGATAACGCTAGCAAAATCTGGTCAAACAACGGTTACGCAAATTCTAGTGATCAGTTTGACCCAGCAAGGAAGGATCAGAAAATCGGCTACGGAGATCTAGTTGATGCACTTTCTACTCCAGATGCTTCTATTTTAATTGGAAGAGTTGTTTCCAATGTAGTTAAAGAGGCTATGGAACCTTTACTGGTCGGCACAAGCTTACTAAGTCCTATCAGATTCTCTGCTGGACAGCAAATTACATTTCCTGCTGCAGGTGCTTTCACAGCTGAAGATATTCCGGAAGGTGGAGAATATCCAGAGAGAAAGCTCGAAGTAGCCGGTACTGTAACTGCGTTCATCGGAAAATCTGGTGTTAAAGTAAGAATCACTGATGAAATGTTACGCTACAGTCAGTACGATGTCATGAGTATGCACATTCGCGCTGCAGGTAGAGCTCTAGCAAGACATAAAGAAACAAAAATCTTCAACATGATTAACAGCTCAGGAACAACTGTGTTTGATAATAATGTTGCTAATAAACAGACATCTGGAAGAGATTCTGTAGGCGCTGGTAATGGAACTATTACTTTAGATGATTTACTTGTAATGTATTCTAAAGTTGTAGCTAACGGTTTTATTCCTAACGCATTACTTATGAGTCCTTTAGGATGGTTGGTTTTTGCACGTAGTCCTATTTTACGCGCGTTCGGTTTCGCTAATGGCGGACCTATGTTTTCTCCAATGCAAGGACAACCAGGCTTAGCAAAAAGCTGGTATACTGGCGGAGTTAATACTGGGCCTGCAGCTGGCGCTCCTAATCTTGCTAGTACATATTCTAATGTTCCTAATTTATTCCCAGCTCCGCTGAGAATAATTGTTAGCCCATTTATGTCTTATACTTCCGCTTCTGGTGCTACACCGGCGAAAACAGACATTATAATGTGTGATACTAACGAACTTGGAATTCTAGTAATTGATGAAGAAGTTATGAACGAGGAATTTGATGATCCGAATAGAGATATTCGTTCTATTAAATTCCGTGAAAGATATGGATTAGGAGTATTAAATGAAGGGCAAGCTATTTGTGTTGCTAAAAACGTTAATATTGCTCGTGCATATGATCTGGAAGATAACCTCACATGGGCAGCTGGTAGTGGAGCACTAACCACTATTGATCAGTCAGGGGTTTAAAATAGTTAGGATATAAAGATTCTCGGGGAAGGCCTTCGGGCTTTCCCCATAGAATCACAATCGGAGGAATACATGGCAATAGCAGAAAGAGGCAGTAGAGTCGGCTTAAATTTAAAGAAGAGATTATTCTTTTTCCAAGGAAATGATGGTATTAATTTGAATGAGGGTGGACAGCAATCTCAAAGAATACCAAAAGATATATCAGATCATGGTTTGAAAATTATAAATATAGCAGTTATGCGGGGAGAGTTAGTGGTTGGTCAGCCAGAAGAGCTAAAGGTCGAGGTTCCCGACAATCCCGATAAGGCTATATTAGAGGTATTGCAAAAAGGTAGAAAACATATAGAGAAATTCGTTCTTGATATTAGAGATGATAAAACGATGAATGGCAAGAAGAAGGTTTTTATCTGGGAAAGATTACTTGAGTTAGAGAACGAGGGTAAAAATAAGCAAGGTTCACCTAGAGTTAGCATAGTGAAGATTATGGATAAACTTTTAGAGAATGTTGCTGGAGTGTCCCCAGTAGTCGAGGAAGAAAAAGAAGAAATTAAGATTCAACTTAACTAGTACAAAAAAGGGATAAACATGTCTGCTCCTATAATTATTAGTAAAATACCTGATAGTAGCGCTACAAACGTATATGTAAATCAGCTTATTTATATTGAGTTTGATCAGAGCATTGACGCTAGTACTTTAAATGATAATACTCTCATACTATATAGGGTGTCAGATTATGTGATGATAGGTAAGACAGTGGCCTATGATGATTCAACTAAGACGGCCACAATAACCCCAGACTCTGCATTTTCTATAAATACATCTTATCAATTTATAGTAGTTGGAATAGATAATTCAGTTACATGTATTAAGAATGCTACAGGAGAGTCACTGGCCTCAACTGCAAGCTGGACTTTTACATCAGGTGATTCCGTATATAGTGCCCCTGCGAGCGATACTGGAGAAACCGAAGCACAGGATGAAGTGGCACAGGATCCAGTAATAAAAGTATTAGAGCCATTAACATCAACTTCGTTTGCCATTACTGATACAACTCCAGATAATTATGGATCAAATTTAGGTGTGATGAATAGCGACTATGCTACAGTAACATATTTAGACCCGGATACCACCGATGGGTTAAAGGTTGTTTTTAATAGAGCAGTAGCTAGCGGAACTGAGGTTAATCAAGAGTGGATTACGTTATCAGCGGAATCTGTTGATGGAGATCCATCGGTCGAAATTAACGTTCCCAGCGGAAGTGTTTCTAATATAAACGGAAACACATTGACTTGGAAGCCTGATACTGCAGCTCTTTCTAAGACCTGGATGACTAATAATGAAATAATCGTTACTGTAAGTAAAGATGTCGAGGACTATACTGGTGATACATTGGGTTTTGATTATCAATTTATGTTCACAACTTCATATAGACCATTATATTCTTCTTATAAAAAAATAATGACTAAGATAGGATCTTTTTTAAGGGATGTTAATGAAGATGTAATTAATAGGACTATATACTTAAATTCCATAGAGGCCTATAATATTGCGAATATTGTATATAATCAATTGTCATGGACAATAGATGATCCAACATTTGCTGCAAAAATGTGGGTAGAATGTAAGACTCAATATGATTTATTGAGCGCAAAGTTGTTAGATTTAGCCGCTGGTGGTCCCGGGCAATTAAAAAGGTTGGGGGATCTCACAATTCAGGATAGCTTAGAATTGCAGGCTGGAATTAAAATGGCTATGGATAACGCTTCAGCGTGCTCTAGTGCTTGGTTTGATAAATTGTTGAATAAATATAAACGTGCAAAAGCAGTGTTAGCTATTAAGGGAGTGGCAAATCCAGCTACACCTATAATGAGGGGAATAAGAACATGGGTAGCGCCGATGAATGGATCGCGCAGTATTGGCTATAATAAGAATAATATGAGGATAAGAAAATCACCTGGACCATATAGCAGTTGGTCTTAAAAGGAGGAATGATGTCGTTTCCATTATGGCCAAAAGGCGGAGTAAAAAATAACAGCATTCCTTTGCATAATAAGTTGCACCTTGAATCAACTGAAATTGATCTGAGAGAATCCCTTAAGGGGATACTTGATGGAACGGATAACACTCCACAGCGAGGTCACTGGGTAATATTAAGAAGAATGAATAGAAATCAGAGATGCGAATGCTGGAATAAGGTCGGTACAGGCGACAGTATATACGATGAAGATAACAGAAAATATGATGAACCTTTAGAAAATTGTCCATTATGTGATGGTAGTGGTTATACCTATAATGATGAATTGCACATTACGAGAAGAAGATTAGTGTCTCCAGTAATTGGTATGTCAAACCAAGAACGTGAAACTCCAATCGGAATAATGAATGTAGCGTATGTGGTTTATTATTTTAAGCACAATGTTTCACCTCACAGGGAAGATAAGATTATAGAAATAGAGAATAATGCGTATGGCAAGCCAGTTTTACCTCCAATACATACTGAGCAGTATAACATATCAGTAGTGGAGCCACTAAGAGATCAATTGGGTCGAATAGAATATTGGAGAGCATCTGTTAAGGCGGAGGTAATATAATGGCGGATAGAGGAAGTAAATTAGAATCTCATGATGCTGTTACTTACTTCACAGCAAATCAGACCCGTGGAGATATGCGTCAGGCAGATAGAAACGCTACTCTAAAAGATTTGACTAATTATATCTATCAGAGCTTAATAGATTATCAAGGTAAGTGGGAAGCCACGGATATATCGGATTTTACTATTTCCATGCCAAATGCTAGATACCTTGCTGTAGGGGACCTGATAAAAAATATAACAACTGGTAAGTTTTATACTATAAGCTCCATAGTGGATAGTAGCACTAAGACCATTACTGTGACTGGGCCAACAGCTCCAGTTGTAGGTCAAGTATTAGCTCTTCAAGATAAAAATATGGTTAATTTTGTCTCTGATTATTCTAAGGAATACAAAGATAAGATTGCAAATACTTGGGTAGATACTATTAGTTTTTTTGTAAAACGTAAAGAACCAGGAACTATAGGAAAGCATCCATTTGACCCACCAACAGAGATTAAACCAAGGGTCAGAGAATGTAGAGTCGATCCCGATTATCCTGATCACCACATATCTATATTAGGACAATGGTTCGACGTATTACTTCAGTTTGATTGTTGGGCAAAAACTAACAACCGAGCTGATGATTTAATTGCATGGTTTGAAGAATTCGTGTTTAAATACACATGGGTTTGGAAAAAAAATGGGGTCAATGAAATACTGTACTGGATGAGAATTAAAGACGAGCAAGTGAGTAAGTGGAGAAACGATCTTGCTGCTCGTAGTATATTGTATTATTTTAGAACTGAAACCATTACGACTATAAGGGAAAATGATTTTCAACAACTGGATTTATATTTAGAATTGAGTAACATATTGCCATCTGGATTCTCTGGAGTCGGATACAATACAATTGCTCCTTCTGGACACAACGGAATTCTCGATAATGGTTTTAATGTATATGTATAACAACATAAGGAGGAAATAAGGATGCCAACCTTTGCTAATTTACCAGGAACTACGGTGGAGGTACTTGATCAAGGTCTGCGTATTAGTAGACCACCATCAGGGCCTAAGATTCTCCTGCTTGGTATGACTACTTCTACAAATGCTAATGCAACACCATATGTACCATATTCTATATCAGCAAACTCTATAACCACTGCATATAATTCTTTTAAAAATGCCGATGGAACAATTAGCGAGCTGAACAAGTCACTATACGAAGCATACATAGGCGGGGGAAGAAATATAGAACTAATGAATATTTTACCCACAGCTTCTGGATCTTTTGTAGATGTAGACGATAGATATGGTTATTTGGGCGAAGCATATGACACAATATTGAATTATAATGTAGATATGGTTGTACCTGTTGGTGCGCGTTTAGACGATTCAGTTACTGCTAACTATCATACTGGAGCAGGTACTTCTTGGAGCTTTGGATATCAATTAGCTAATTTTTGTTATCAAGCTACAAAGAATAACAATACATGCTTAGGCTTTATCGGTGTTAAAGGAGCAACAGCAAGTGCATCTGGTGCGCCTACTTTAGGCGAAATAGAGACTTGGGTTAGTGGCCTTGAAACATACACTGATTGCACATATTATGATGGAACAACAGAATCTGGAACAGGTAATCCTATAAATTATTCTTTAGTAGCTACTACTACTGAGCAACAGCCAGCTAACTATGCTGGTGGTGATGTTACAGACGCAAAAGGAAACAGGGTAGATATTGGTGCTTATATATCAGTTGTGGCAGCCAATGTTAGAGCAGCGAATGATGTTGCGGTTGAGTTATATCCTACTATAGGGTATTACAATGCTGACGCAGCTGCTTCATACTGTGGAATGGTAGCTTCTTTAGCAGCAAAGAGTGCTCCTACTAATAAAGTAGTTTATGGTGTTATTTTGCAACAGAGTCTATCTGAATCTCAAGCTAATAGGCTAGCTGGTAAGAGGTACGTAACACTTTTATCTAAACCTAAAGGCGTAGTTGTTGCTAGTGCAATGACTGGGGCTTATCGTATTAGTGATTATTATAAATCTGATTATACTCGTCTTTCAACGGTTAGAATTGTGCACGATGCAATCAATTTCGTTAGAGAGACAACTGATCAATTTATAGGGGAACCTAATAATGCTCCTCAGCGCAATGCTATGTCAACAGCTATAGAAAACGCACTAAAAACAATGCAGGAAAATGGAGCTTTGCGTAGATTTAATTTTAATATCTATTCTTCTCCAACAGATCAAGTTCTAGGTAGAGCAACTGTAGAATTGTTACTTGTACCAGCTTTTGAATTAAGACAGGTTACTGTGATAGTAGCCCTGACAGCGGAATAAACTAGACAAGGAGGATAACAATGCCTGTAAGCGAATATACTCGTAGTTACAATTCCTTCTCTGGAGTAGACATTAAGGCTACTTTTGGAGGGAAAGTAATAGGAGAACTACAGGGCATTTCTTATTCAGTGACTCGTGAAAAGGCCCCGATATACACCATGGGCTCAGCGGATCCACGTTCTTTCTCTAGGGGAAAACGCGGGATAGCTGGAACATTAATTTTTACAGTCTTTGATCGAAATGCTCTATTGGAAATATTTAAGACAATGGACGATAGGTCCGGATGGTTCTTTGCTCATGATACAGACATACAGAAACATAGCAATGAAGAATCTAAAGGATCTCAAGTCTGGCAAGACGTTAATACAGATAATACCTGGCAACCGCCTTGGTATAGTGACCAAATTCCTCCGTTTGATATAGTCTTAACAGCGGCAAATGAATATGGTCAGGTTGCTCAAATGTCCGTTCGCGGAGTAGAAATTCTTAACGAAGGATCTGGAATGTCTATAGATGATATTGTTACAGAACAACAGATGACTTTTGTAGCCCGTGAGATTCAACCGTGGCTCGCTTCTCAATCAGATGTTACTTCTACCAAGAACTGGGCAGGTTCGGGCGGAACTGCTTAATATAAATCAAAATCGCTAGGGGGTTTCGGCTCCCTAGCCCACAAAGGAGATTAAATGTCTTCAATAGTTAGCGACATCAAAGATTTAATTCATACACCTTATTGGTGGCCTTTTGGGGATAAAGGGTATGGAAAGAATCAAACTGAAAATGAAAGATTAGCTAGAAGTAGGGCTATTGATGGCACTCAAAATTACTGGAGTAATGCATATGGAACATTTAATTCATTCTCTGGGGCGGATATAGTAGCTTATATACATATTCCCCCACAATCAATAAAGGGAGATGAGTTAGTCGGTCCATATCAAGATAGTGAACCCGTTGTAGGGGTATTAGGGAGTCTGCAAACAATAAGTTATAGTACTTTTAGGGATGTTCAGCCAGTTAGAACTCTTGGAAAAACACATGCTGCTGGATATACTCGCGGCCCAAGAACAATAGCTGGAACTTTAATATGGACAGTACTAGATCAGTATGTATTAGCTGAGGCATTAAAACATTCATATACCGATAATTATGATCCATCAACTATTTTAATAGATCAGATACCTCCATTTAATATAATCATTACATTCAACAATGAATACGGGGATGTGGCCACTATGGGTATTTATGGGATTAGAATGATTAATGAGGGGGCTACTTTTAGTGTCGATGACATGATTACTGAGCAAACTAATACATATGTAGCTAATGATATAGACTTAATGCATAAAGGTCCTCCATTTAGAAATAGTAAAACTTTACCTGGATTACGTACTGGAACTGACGTTCTTTTACGTGAAGCTAGTAAAAGGATGTCTTCACATAGGAGCACACTGCAATGAGTTATGATCAAGGGTATAGTGCAAATTATAATGTCTCATCTGTAAATAAATTTGATTTTTATTCAGGATCACAAATAACTGTCTGGTTTGGCGACATTATGATTGATGACATAAGTTCTATTTCATGGCAAAGAGCCCAGAATAAAAGGCCTATATATGGATACGCTTCTCAGCAGTTTGATGCAGTAGCCAATGGTACCGTAATGATTCAAGGAAACTTCGCTGTAAACTTCAGGCAAAGAGGATACATTTCTATGGTAGTTGATGCTATCAAGCATTTATATGG